CGAACTCTCTTTTCAAGTCTCTCCGAGAATACGCCGTTTCGGCTTATTCAAAGAGAGACTTTTTTCTTTTCCCCCGAAAGATTTTTAAGAACAAAAAGACCAAATGCAAATACCAAGAGATAAACCACTTAACCACCATATAAAACATAATAGGAATAACTCTTTTCCTTTCATTGTTTCACCTCTTAGAAATGATAATTAAGATATCTACAAATAGAATCAATAATAATATAAAAAATAATTAATTTCATTAAACCCCAATACGTTACATTTTTATTGAGTATTTCTTTAATTTCTTTCATTGTTTCACCTCTTAGAAATCTTTATAAACCAAAATATAAAATAGTAAAACGAAACATAAAACTATAACACCTACTGATATATAAGCCATTGTTTTACCTCTTACTGAATCGTGTTTCTTCTATTATAAGAGAAAAAGAAAAGAGACAAGTTCAAGACCTATCTCTTATTCAGTTATTATGCTACTACTTCTTCCGTTACTTCCTCTTCTACTTCTTCAGTGTCTTCTACTTTTTCAGCGTTAGCAATGAAGTCTTCAACTGAAATTTTATATTTTGCTTCATCTTGTAGTAAGTCAAGAACTAAAACGTTTTGCGTTGGGAATGCTTTACGGATAACTTTTAACGCTTTGTCTTGTTCAATTTTTCCTTCTTCTGTAATAGAACCAATTGCGACTACTTCAGTTCCTTGTAATTCCCCGATTACGATTTTTGTTGATGCGATTGTGCGAGTAATAAATTTAGCCATTTTCATTTCCTTCTTTCTAATTAGTTTTATTTTTTATTTTATTGTTAATGATTTTATGAAAGGAAAATTTTAAAATCTCCCAAGAGCAAAACCAAGATTAAAACCTTGTTTTGTTTGTTAAGTTATTTTGTGTTCCTTTCGTTGAATTAAATATAACATTTTGTGTTTTAAAATGCAACAGATTTTTATAAAAGATTTTTAAGAAATTTATTGAAGTTAATTTGAAGACAAATAATATAGATAAAATAAATAATAAGAATCCACATATTAAAACCTCCAATTCGTGTTTCTTCTATTATATAGGGAAAATTAAAAGGATAAAAACATTACAATATCGTGAAACCATTTGTAGCAGATTAAATAAGGATAGAAATAATTAATCAAACAAAAGAAAATTAAAAACAAAGACAAATAAAATAAAAACCAAAAAGAAATTACATTATTGTGTTTCATGTTATAACCTCCTACTTATTTATAGTTTAATTATAACACATAAAACGAGTTTCTTCTATTATATGCGTAAGTTCTTAGTGAACGAATGTGAACTTAGTACGAACGTACTAGACGATTATTCTTTCTTATAACTGAAAGGAATTAGAAAGAGTTGAGTGTAGATAGGGAAAATCAAAAAGATGAAAGATAAAAAGATAAGCATTAAAAGACAAATTTCTAGTGTATATAATAGAAAGAAAATAAATAATCTTAAATTGTACCATAAAATCTATTAGTTCGTCAAGAAATAAATGTTGCAATTTGTTGAATCATAGTTTAGTATATAAATATAAGTCAGAAACGACTTACCTAATAAGTCTAATGAGACTTAAAATATAAGAAAGGATTGAGTATATTGAAATTAACAAAAGAACAAAGAAACGAAATGTTACAGGAACTTTTGAAAGGTTCAGCAGATGAAAAACGAGTAAGCGAAATTGTGGATTCTATTTCAGAAGATTACGCTGTATATGATACGAACTATGAAAAAACAGTTAAATTAAATGAAGACTTAATGACTTCTAACACAAAATTACGTGAATCAAATGCTCATTGGTTTAATAAAGTAACTTCTCAATCACAATCAGAAGAGCAACAAAAAGAACAAGAGAAAGAACAAGAGAAAAAAGAACGCACTTTAAGTGATGCTTTACTAGGGAAATAAAACACCTAAAACAAAACAATATAATAATGAATGTAGTAAGATATCAATCTTATTTCAGATAAAGCCGAAAGGCAAAAGCGAATGTTCATAATCAAAAGCGAATGATTGAATCTCTTGAAATAAATTTTAATTTATGTAAAGAGATTTGAGAAAGAGCAAATGATTATAGGAGCGTTGCTAGACAATAATTAAAACAAGAAAAGAGGAAATGAAATGGCTAAAATTAATATGAATGATGTTAATGGTTTGCTCGGAGCTGAAACAACGGCAGACACATTAAACATGATTCGAAATGAATTAGGTGGAGCGTATGCAATGGCAGTTCCCGTTGCAGATGAAAGAAACATTGGTGAGGTTGGTATCGGTATTAACTCGTTACCTCAACATCGTAATGATTTTTTAAATCAATTAGTTGACCGTATTGGGTTAGTTGTAATTAAACATAAATCTTTAAGCAATCCACTCGGAAAATTTAAACGTGGAGCAATACCTTTAAGCTACACAATTGAGGAAATTTACACAGATATTACGAAAGCGAAGAAGTTTGACCCATCAGATGCGGAATCAACTTTATACAAACGTGAAATTCCTGATACAAAAGTATTCTTTCACCAACGTAACCGAGAAGATTTCTATGAGCAAACGGTATCACAAGCTGAATTAAAATCGGCGTTTGTTTCTTATCAGAATTTAGACAACTTTATTACTGGTATTTTTGAGTCTTTATATAATTCTAGTGAGGTAGATGAGTACCTTTATATGCGCAAGTTAATTGATGAGTTTTACGCAAAAGGGTACTTCCATCATGTAAAAGTTGAAGCACCTACATCTCAAGATACTGCCCGTGCTTTTGTGAAGAAAATGCGTGCTTATGTTCGTAAATTAACACTTGGTATGGGTTCACGTAAATACAACCACACTGGTGTACATACTCGTTCAGAAATGGAAGGTTTACATTTATTTATTACTGCTGATACAGAAGCTGAAATTGATGTTGATGTGTTAGCGGTTGCTTTCAATATGAATAAAACAGATTTCTTATCTAAAGTAACTGTTATTGATGAATTTGCTGACCCTGCTATCCAAGCGGTATTAGTAGACGAAGATTGGTTCATGTGTTACGACAACAATATTGAAATGACAAATGTTTACAATGCAAAAGGGTTATATTGGAATTACTTCTATCATGTATGGCAGACACTTTCTTGCTCAACATTAGAAAACGCTGTTGTATTTAGTACAGCGGATGCACCGTCACCACAACCACCAACTGCAACAGTTGCACCAAAAACAGCTAGCGTAAAAGCAGGAGAAACACAACAGTTTACAGCTTCAACAGACCCAACTTCAGCGACAGGTATTACTTGGGAAGTAACAGGTGGAACAAAAGCAGGAACTACTATTTCTTCTAGTGGGTTATTAACAGTAGATGCAACAGAAGAAGCAGGAGCAGACAAATTAACAGTTACTTATAAAGGTAAAGTTAATGGTGTGGATGTGACTGATACAGCGAAAGTTACAGTGACATCAGCATAATGAATAATAATTAAGGAGGAACGTCTAAAATGGCAGTCGTACCAGTAAGTGGGAGCAACGTCTTTTTTAAAAAAGGCGTTCCCTTTTCTAATGATTATAAAGCAACAAGATGGTTTAGTAATATAAGTGAACAGCAAAGTTATTTTAGTGGTAGACCAACTGTACATGCTATGGCAGAAGTTACATTCGTTGAAAATGATGGAAAGACTTATGTTTCAGCAGATGCAAGTATCGACGAGTTACGAGATGTTAGCTATATGATGTTTCAGAATGCTCAATACAACAATAAATGGTTTTATGCTTTTGTTACAAAATTAACAAGAAAATCAAGTAACACAACTTATGTGTATTTTGAAATTGATGTGTTACAAACTTGGTTTTTTGATTTTGATTTTAAACCGTCATTTGTTGTGAGAGAACATTGTCCTTTATGGAACGCTGATGGTAGTCCAGTTGTTAATACCATTGATGAGGGGTTAAATTATGGAACAGAATACGAAAATGTAAATGTTTCACATTATATTCCGAATAGTGGTGTACGTTTCCTAGTCATTGCTACGAAAAGAGCTGTACACGGAACAAATAAAGGTAAGGTATTACCAAGTATTGTTGGTGTAGGGCAACCATTCAGTTATTATATTGTTCCTTTTGTCGATAAAGACCAAGTCGTGTGGGCAACGGTACAAGGAACGAGGAGTAGAATGTCTACTTTAATTGATACATTGGGAGGTCTTTATAAAGACACTGATTTCACAAACAATATAGCGACTATGTTTATTACGGAACAGACTGGTTTATCTAGTCAGGTAACAGAAGGAGATTCGATTGAGATTGTTTTTGATAATCCTGACCAAATTTTAGAACATGCTGACGCTGGTGAAGGTGTAAAAATGGTTTATGTGAGTAACGCTCCTCAATTTGTTGTGAAAACTGCTAATATAGGTAATAAGTATGATGGGTATAGAAGTGTAAAAGAAAGTAAATTAATGATGTATCCATATACAGTATTAACAATAGATGATATGCAGGGGAATAGAAGAGACTATAAAAACGAATACATCAATAGTTCAGATATTACGATTGTAGCAAAAGGTTCACTTGGAACTAGTAATAAGATTATGTATAGTTTAGATAATTATAATATTAATTCATCTAACTCTATGAAGACATATTTAGTTGATGAATGGGGCTTGCAAAATATCAACCCTAATGATGTAACAATTATCACAGAAATGATAGCTTCATATATTCAAGCAAATAAGAACACCTTGATTAACCAAAAAGACCAAATTATGTTGAATGGGTATGCAGGTTTTGGACAAAACATTTTAAGTGGTGCGGGTTCTACAATGTCAGGTGGCGTTGGTGGAGGTTTAGGTGTTGCAGGTTCAGCGGTTTCAACTGTAAAAGGCGTTGGAAGTACTGTTCTACAACTACAAGGAATTGAAGCTAAAATTGATGATATTCAAAATGTTCCACCGCAGATTAATAAAATGGGAACAAATACGAGTTATGATGTGGGTAACGGTTTTAATGGTGTGTTTATTATCAAGAAACAGATTAAACCCGAATATCAAAAAAAATTAGAAGACTTCTTTAAAATGTTTGGCTACAAAAAGAATGAAGTAAAAACACCTAATTTCCATACTAGACAAAGTTGGAATTATGTTGAAACAAAAGATTGTAATATTATTGGTAATTTCAACACAGAAGATTTAAATGAAATAAAAGCTGTATTTGATAGAGGTATCACGCTATGGCATACAGACGATATCGGCAACTATAATTTAAGTAATGAGGTGATATAATGTTTAATCAAATTAGTATGTATATGAATCCTAATATGATACAGAAAGATGTGGGTAACTTTTATTACTGGCATTATGCAAAGTATCTATCACAATTAACATTCCAATTATTTGAGTGGGAAAACCTTCCTGAAACTGTTGACCCTCGTTATCTAGAAATGATGTTGCATACACATGGTTATGTTGGATTTTATCATGATAAGGAACTAGGGTATATGGCTGTAAATGGTACAGCTGGAACACATATTAACCGCTATTTACAACCAACTAAATTTGAAACGGCTACACCTGATTATACGGGTAAGAAATTTGATATCTATAATTTTGGTGATAATCTTGATTTAATTGATAGAGAAAAAACTGGTGTTGTGATATGGAATAATGATTTACATATTCCTACAATGGATTCCGTTATTATGTTCGCTAAAAAGTTAGCAAACGTCATGGAAATTATTGATATTAATTTAAATGCTCAAAAGACTCCCG